TAGGTGATGTCGCCCGTGACGAGGATGAAGTCCATGACCTGCGACGGGGGCACGACAATGTTGAACGTGCTTTTCAGCTCGAACGAGACGCCAGGGACGACATTGACCGCGATGAACGGCTTGGCCTCAAGCTGCACCTCAAAGGATTCCTGCGTGGCGCCGGCCGTCTTCGTCACGTCTACGACGAGGATGCGCTGGTTAGCGGCCGGCGTGATGTTGCTCGTGACCTTGATGTTGGCATTCGTGCCGCCGCCTCCTCCGCCGCCTCCTCCGTCGCCGCCTCCGTCGGGGTCGCCTAGGACGATGCCGCCGACGCCGACGCCGCCTCCGGGGTCGGTTCCGTGGTACTCGATCCACGCCCGCACGAAGTCCTGCACCTCCAGGCCGCTGTCCAGCACAGTCACATGGCCGTCCGACACGAAGGCCGCGATGTGCTCCAGCCCCATCGTGATGTACGCGGCGTTGCCCGTCTCGCGCCAGCCCTCGACCGCGGCGATCAAGACCGTGTGTTCATTCGGGTGCTCGAAGCCATCCGGGACGTCTACCTCATCCGCGCCAGGCGTCTGCAACGTGATCTGGTAGCTCTTGATGAGGCACTTCTCGCCGAGCATGCTGGCCGGCACATGCGGCCCGGTGGCCACGGCCAGCATCTCGTTCTTCGTGAACTTGGCCAGGTCGAGCCCGCGCCCGCGCGCCGTGACGCCGTCAGCGTCGGCCTCGGTCAGGTACTGCCGCGCAAACTTGAAGGCGATGGGCCCGAGGCGCGACGTCACGAAGCCGCGCGCCACGAAGTTCTCGCCCGGCAGCTTGTCGCCCAGGTTCTGCGTGCTGCTGGCGAAGTAGCCGCGCCTGCCCTCGCCGGGTGTCGCGCTGTCCCAGCCCGCGCCGCTCGTGTCCACGTCCACGTCGATGAGCTGCGCCGAGTGGTCCGCGATGCGATCCTTCAGCGCGGCCTTCAGCGTCGCCGCCTCGGTCGGGTTCTCGTCCTCGAGGAACTCGGCCACCAGCGACGCGGCGCGGAAGTATTGGTAGTTGCCGCGCTCGTTGCCCGTGACCGAGTACGTCACCGACGCGAGCACGTCGGCCTCGTCGATGAGCGCCTCGCGCAGCCGCTCGTCGCCCGTCAGGAGGTAGGCGTCCAGCAGGTTCTCGTCATACGTGTGCTGGTTGTTGTTCACGTCATCGAAGGTGGCCGTCGTGTGGTCCAGCGTCCCGTCGTTGCTCGCACCCGGGTCGGCCGCGTCAGCGAAGTCGTCCGCGCGCGGGATGGCCCATTCCGCCAGGTAGATCCCGAAGTCCACGCCGCGGAAGTATTGCCCGCCGTTGCCGTGCCGGAGGTACTCGTCGAGTAGCCGCGTCTCGCCCTGCGGCGAGTTGTTCTCGCCGCCCGTGTTGGCGGCGTTGCGGAAGCGCACCACCTGCATGGTCTCGTTGCCGACGGCGATCGTATGCACGATGGACAGCGCGTCGTACACATACTGCTGCTGCTCGAGCGTGGCCAACTGGTACGGGAACACGCCCGCGACGTCGTACTTGCTGTAGTCCTGCAAGCGCGCGGTGGCTGGGAAGTCGAGGCGCTTGGCTACATCCGCAGGCGGCGCGACTCCCGGCGAGCCAGAGGCGGCCTGGTGGAACGAGAAGCACGCCTGCCGACTTTCGTGCATGCGCCACGGGAACACGTATTTGTCCGGGTTGTACCGGCTGAAGACGCCGACGCGCACCGTGCCGTTGTCGTTCACGCCCAGCGACGCCGGCCAGAAGTACGGCATGAGCCGGATCGCGATGGTGCAGCCCGCCAACGCGCCGCTGAGGTTCATGTAGCCGTGCGCCGGGAAGCTGGCCTCATTTCCGCTCGGGCCGACGCCCCCGACCGTGACCACGCCGTCGTCGCGCTTTTCCCATCCCTTCTGCGTGAAGGCACCGCCGCCGTCCTTGAGAATGTGGGGCTTGTACGATCCGCCCACGCCACCAGTGTCCGTCGTCGGCGCCGAGCTGAACGCCTGGTAGCAGTAGACGTCCGCAGGCCCGGCGCCGCCGAGGGCCTGATCGGTCTGCGTGCCGGGGTTGCAGCACACCGCGCGGCGGCTGGTGCCCGGGATGATCTTCGTCTCCAACTCGACCCAGCCGAGTTGAAGGTGCTTGTTGTCGTCGGTGGACGGAGCGGAGTTGAGGTGGTGCTTGTCGTTCTTGATCGTGAACGTCACGGCGATGTCGGGCGAGTGGTAGGACGCAGCGAAGCGGCACGAGAATCGCGCAACGGTCACGGTCGGCGCCGCCGAGGAGGCCAGTTCGCCGTCGATGCGCAGCACGGCGTGCGCAGGACCGTTCTCCTCGATGGCCCCCGTCGCGTTGGTGCGCACGACCAGCGATGTCGTCCCGTCGGCCATCGTGCCAACGACGCCGACGCTCGTGCCGGTGGACACAATCGTCTGCACCCCGACGATGACGGTGTCAAAGAGGTTGAAGGCGCCCGTCTTCACAGTGGCCGTGACGAAGCCAGTTGTGATCGTGTACGTGCCAGCGGACAGGCTGATGATGTCGGTGCCGGTCGAGACGCCGGTGCCGGCCGTCGCGCTGATGTCCAGCGTCGGCGTGCCGCTCAAAGGGTTCACGTAGGCATGCACCTGCGCCCACTTCACGAAGCCGGACGGCCACTTCTGCAACGTTCGCGCCTGCCAGCGCAGGGGGGGCAGGGGGGCCGTCAGCAGCAGTGCAGGGCGCCCCCCGGTCTCCGCCACCGTGAAGTCTGGCAGTGGCACGGAGAACGGTACGGTTGTGGCGATGTCAGTCCACGCCGTTACGCCGCTGGGCAGCAACTTCTCAAGGTCGATCACGAGCGGCAGGAAGCCGGTGGCCGGCGCGGCTTCCGCGCCGCCAGCGCCGCCCGAGAGCGCCTTGTCGAAGACGGCGGTGCCCAGCGTGCCGGGCCAGCTGGGCAGCGTGCCGCGGACGTAGTAGTCCATCCGCTGCGAGGCCGGCACCGTGATCCCGGACGTGCCGGTGATCTCGAACCACGTTCCAGCGAGGATCTCTGACACGAGATAAATGTTGCCCTCCAGGAGCGCCTCGAACGCGGGGTCCGGCGCTCCCGCGGACTGGTCCACGTCCACCACCTCGATCCATTTGCCCACCGAGGGCGGGGTCGCGGTCGTGATGCGAATGTTGACGCCACCTCCGCCCGACAGGACCTTGTTCGTCTGGAGCGTGCCGCGTGCGCCGTAGGCCGGCTTGCCGTGGCCATTGGCGCCGACGTTCCTGGCGACGCCGCTCATCATCGGCGTGTTGGCGAGGATGCCGCGCTTGATGAAGACGAGGCGCTGGTTTGCCGGCACCGTGATGGCCGTGGTCCCGTCGAGCTCAAACGTATTGGCCGTCACGCCCGTCACGGTGAACGTCTGCGCCAGCATGGCGGCCTTGAACGCGTTGTTGATCTTGGTGACGTCGCTGACACCGTCCGCGTCGGTGGCCCACACGTTCGTGCAGGTGAGCACGTCGCCGTCAAACACCCCATGCCCGCCGTGACTCACGCCGGACCCAATGGCGACGGACGAGCCGGTTGACGCGATCTTGACGTTGCTCGGGTTGCCTCCCGTCACGTCGCTGGAAGACGGGATCATCGGCAGCCCGGTGTTGTTGTGCAGCGCCCGGAACGCGTAGTTGTTCGGCTGTATCTGCCCGAGTCCCATGCCCACCATGCCCGCCGGTGGCTCGTACTTCGCGCCGTAGGTATAGATCGGGTTGATCGTCCGGTTGACCACTGCGTACACGAAGTCCCCGCCGGACTCCGGCGCGCAGGCGATGCTCTCGAAGCTGTCGCCGTCCGTGTTGTGCCGGTGCCATGCCTCGATGCCCTGCTCGGGCAGGTAGGTCAGCGCGACGACGTCGCCGTCCTCGCGCACGGCGTACACGATGGAGTGGGGCGTCTTCTGGTGGCACCACTGGAGGATGTTCACGCCCTCGAACAGCGAGGGGCAGAACGCCGTGAGGTCGCGCCCCTTCATGCCGCCGGCGGCGAGGTCGTACCCGAAGTCGTGGACGAGCCCGCCGTGCGCCTGCACAAAGAGCGCCGTGTTGCGCACGCGCAGCGGCTGCACGGTCGACGCGCCAATGGCGTCGCGCGGGTCCGCGTTGATCGCGTCCCAGCGCACAACACCGTCACCGTCGCCCTTGATCTGGATCTCGTCCGCCGACGTGTGCACCATCAGGGGCGAGAGCGGCACGAGGTGCCGCACGAGGTTCACGCCCGAACCGATGATCGGGATGTCGAAAGCGTCGTTGTCCAGCAGCGGCTGGCTACGGGAGAAGTTCAGGATGTCGCCAGAGCGCGAGAGCTTGAGTGTCGCGGGCTCAAGGAGTGAACCGCCCAGAACCAGGCGCTGCTGGTAGATGGTGGCCGTGCGCGGGTTGCGCGCGGGCCCGCGGCACGGGTCGGTGTAGTGCGGTGGCCCGTCCTGCGAGACGGCCGTCGACTCCTGCGGGCTGTTGTCGTCGGTGTACGTTGGCGCTGGCGTGCGCGCGATGAACTGATAAGTGCCGGCGAACCGCTTGAAGACCCAGTACTCAAGCGCCTCGGGGACCGGGGACCAACTGAGCTGCACATCGCCCGTGCCGACGCCTGCAGCACCACCAGAATCCTCGATGAACGCGCGGCACCACAGCACGTCCATGCCGCCCGTGTAGGTCGGCCCGCTGGTGTCCACCACGATGATGTGCGTGGCGTCGATCACCTTCACGGCGAAGACCTTGTTGATGAGCGCCGCGCGCACCTCGGGCTGGTCTGTCCCCACGCCGCTGAACAGGACGGCCTTGATCGCGATTTCGTCCCCATCGGCCAGGTTGTGCGCCGCGAGCGTGTCCAGCACCAGGTCCTTCGTCGGCCCGTAGCTGGAGATGCTCGCGAGCGGCGCGTTGGCGATGCCGCCGATCGTGAGCGGCAACACCATGACGGCGTAGCCGCCCGACGGGACCGTCACGCCCTCGGTGGTATCCAGGTCCAAGTACCCCGAAGCGTCCGGTGTGGCGTTGCCGACGTTGAACACCTTGCCCAGCAGCGCCGCCTCGAACGCCGCGTCCGGCGTCGCGCCGATGGCAAAGACGGCCGTGACCAGCACGTCCTCGTCGACGTCCATGTTGTTCACCGTGGTCACACGCACCTTGCTGCCGCTGCCACCCGACGCCGGGCCGGTGTAGGCGATCGCCGCGCTGGCAGGCAGCGACTGCTCGAGCTTGCCCTTCTTGATCGCCGTGACCTTGAAGCGGCGTAGCGTGCCCGCACCGGTCGACGTCGATGTGAGCCCATTGGGCGCCGCGATGGGCGGCAGGAAGTCCACGGGCTGCAGCGTCCACGTCACCGCGCCGAAACGCTTCAGCGCATACGGCCGGTGTTTCGGGTGGAATAGAAACGTGACGTCGGCGTAGCCGGTCGCGACGAGCTCGAAGACCTCGGTGTCTTCGTATGGCGTCGGGATCTCGTAGAGCGCGTCGCTCAGCACGGCCGTGAGCGGGTACCACCAGTCCGCGCTGGTCAGCGGTGTTTTGTCCAGGCCCGCCTGGATGCAGTAGTAGTAGATGCCGACGCTCGTGACGAGATCGCCGACGTTGTAGAGCTTCGTGGCGCTGTAGGCCGGCGCGTCGCCCGACGTCGCCACGATCTGCGCGCCCTCATTCAGAAAGCGCAGCGTGCGGTCGCCCCACGCGAGCATGGCGCTGTCGTTGCCGCCGAACACGAAGGGCATGAGGCGCGTGATCCCGCTGCCCTTGGTCGTGGCCGCGTACTCGAAGGCGGCGCGGTTCTCCAGGCCGCCCGAGCGCATCACATTGAAGTTGAGCGCGTCGAGGAGTCCGTAGACGCGCTTGGCCTGGTCTGTGCGCGCCCACACGGACGGGCTCACGATCCCGCCGGCGAAGCTGCGCTGCGTCGGCGCGGCCATCAGCTCCCCCGGCGCGCGTCGAGGAACATCGACGGCAGGTTGTCGGTGGTGGGCTCAACCTCGATGCCGGCCGCTTCGCGCGCGCGTGCCACAAACTCGTTCGCGAGCACCGTCTGCTGGCGCGCGAGTTCCTTGTCGGACCGAAGCGGCATCGCCAGCATGGACGCGAGGTAGTGCGAGAGCGCCATCCCGAAGGTCGCGTCCCAGTTGCTCGCCAACGTCACCGCGTTGCTCATGATGAGCGCGCGTGCCTCAGGCTCGTCGGTCATCACCGAAACGGCGCCGGTGTCGTCCCGCCGCACCTGCATCGGGATCTTATTCGCGCGCCGGCCGGCGCGGCTCATGATCTTCCAGACGCGCGCGGCCGTCGACGGGTAGCGGTAGCTGTAGAGCCACTCGTTGGCCCAGGTCTGCGTGCCGTCGGCCGTCTCCTGCAACGTCAGCGCGGAGCTCGATATGCCGAAGGTCCACGGCGCAGCCTGCAGCAACACGTCGCGGCAGGTCGCGAACCAGAGGATGACCTGGGCCTCGGTGTCGTCCTCGCCGTCGAGGAGCGCGATCGACAGGCCCGGCAGCACCTTTGAGATGCCGACGAGCCCGAGAGCCCGGTTCGCAATCTCGATCTCGGTGGCCATGTCTACCTCTCAAGCAGAAAGGCCCCGGCGACCGGGTGTGCCGGACACCGGGGCCTGCGTTCCAAGTCGGGAGTTCCGTCAGGGCGTGGTCTCGTTGGTCTCGAAGTTGAAGCCCTTGCGCAGGCGCGGGCCGCCGCCGGGTGCGGTGTTGGCCACGACCTTCGGCGGCTTCGGGATGGAGGCGGGGTCCGCCGTGGCGGGATCGACGAGCTCGGTGCCAGTGGGCAGGCGGAACACCGCGCCGTCGATCGTCGTGTTGAACTTCGTGGCCTTGTCGCCGGGCTTGACGCGGTCACTGTCGCGCGGCGTGTGCCAGAAGAGGTCGCCACACACCTCGCCAGGGCCAAGCATGTAGTGCCCCTTCCAGCGGCGCTCGATCGCGCGCAGCAGGAGCGGCTTGGTGGGCGACTTGGCTGGCGCTTCGACTGTGGGCATCGAGCTGTCTCCTCAGCGAGTGGGTGTCAGTAGGACAGGCCGTTGGCGTAGATGAAGGGCTTGCCGGCCTTGCTGTGGTCGATCCAGATCGTGACCGCGCCGGCCGAGGACGTCTGCACGCCGGTGACGCACAGGAAGCCGATGTACCGCAGCCACGTCTTGTCGTCCGGCGGCACGATGAACTCGATCAGGTTGCCGATGGCGAGCAGGTCGGCGCCACCCGATGGCGACGCGCCGTCCGTGTACGTCTCGCTCGCCCAATGCACGCGCGGCGAGGACGTGAGGGTCGTGGTCGCGGCCGAGACGAGCTGGAAGATGACCGTGCCATCGGTGCTGGCCTGCACAAGCGCCGTGGTGACGAGGATGTGGCCGAACAGCGGTTCCCCCACGCCCATGTTGCGGCCCTGGCCGGCGCCCGCCACAACGGCGCCGCTCGCGGGCACCGTCGCTGACGTGTCGAAGTTGTCGCCGATGACCGCCGTGCCGGCGGCCGCCGCGATGGACGCCGCGTTGGCAAACTTGTTCTGGCTGTCGATGTAGGCCATTGGTCGGTTTCCTCTAGGTCAGGCGGTCACGGGAAGTCGGACAGCAGGACCGGCGCGTCGTCTTCGGTGTTAACCAGGATCTGGTCGCAGATGCGAACCTGGACGCCGTGCACGCTCAGGATCGGGATCTGATTTGTGCCGGCTGGCGCGTCGAAGTGGATCTGCGAGCCGCCCTTGACCGCCGACTGCCGGCGAATCCAGGTGCGCGTGCGGCGCGTGCAGTAGAAGCGGAAGTTCGGTCCGGGGTTCTGGATGCGCTCGATGGCGTCGGCGATCAGGTCGATCAGGTATGTCGAGGCCGTGGACGCCTGCGAGCCAGTGCCGAGCTGTTGGAACGTGAGATCGCTGACGTCGATGTTCGCGATGCGAACGACGCTCATGTAGTTCTTGACCGCGAGCCCGCACTTCCACTTGAGCTCGTCTTCGTAGGCCCAGAAGCCCGTACCGACAGCTCCGGCGGTCACGCTCGTGGGCTGCTTCTGGATGCCCTTGTCGTTGACTTCGAGGCCGGCCTGCGTGCCCTTCGGGTAGAGACCGCAAACCTTGTCCTCGTCCCAATCGATGCCCCAGACGGACGTGTTGTCTGTGCCCGTGCCGCCGGCGTTGAGGACCTGCGAGCTGACGTTGCCGGTGATCGCGTTGTAGCGGATCGTGAGGCCGTTGAACTGGCGCTCGTCGAGCTGGTTGGTGCCGTAGAGCATCAGGTACTGGAAGTACTGCATGAAGCCCTGCAGCTTCGCCTTGCGCTCATTCATGCGGATCTTGCCGAGGTTCCCGCCGTGCGGGACATCGACGTCGATCACACCGGCGTCGGTCATGAGCGAGACGCCGTCCTCGATCTGCGCGACTGCGCTCTTCGTCGGCGGCGTGCCCTCATACAGCCGGCGGAGCACTGGCTGCGGGATGCCAGTGCGCACGACCGTGATGTTGCTCGTGTCCTTGTTCGTCGGGTACCACGGGATGTCCTGCGCCATCTCGTTGGTCTGGTCGAGCAGCTCGGCCGGATTGGCGATGGTCCCATCGGGGAGCCGCATCTTCTCGATATCGGCAGTGGTGACGTAGGCTGCGCCAAGAGTGGCCATGGATCAGGTCTCCGGGTTGCTCATTCGAAGCCGACTTCCTTGCGCTGGGCAGGCGTGAGCGCGGCCCATGTCGCGGGGAAAGCCTCGGCGTAGGACAGCGACTTGGCTGGTGACTGCGTCCCGGCCACCGCGGGCTTCTCAGCGAAGGCCGCGCCGACCTCCGCGAGGAAGCGCGCGAAGCGCGGGTAGGCGATCCAGTTGGTCGCGCGCAGTTCCTCTCCGAGTTCCTTGCCGGAGGGGAAGCGCTGCAGCGCGGCGTCCCGGTTCTTGATCGTCACGTCGTACTTCGCGCCGCCGAACGCGGGGTCGTTGCGCAGCTCCGCGTCCCACGCGGCTGACTGGCTGCGGAAGCGCGCGATGTTCGCGGACTCGCGCTTGAGCGTGGCCTGCGCCTCGGCGGGCGTCATGTTCTCGGACTTGGCCCACTCCGCGACGCTGGCGACGTAGGCTGCGTCAAAACCGCTGCCGTCGGGCGCAGTCAACTTGCTGTAGTCGTGCGCGACGGGCGCGACCGTGGGCGCAACCGACGGCAGGCCGGCGGCGGGCGCTGCGGCGGTGACCGGCGCAGGTGCGCTCGGCGCGGGCGCTGCGGCGGCCGGTGGCGCAACGGGAGGGGCGGAAGCAGCCGGCGCAGCAGGCGCTTCGGGGGCCGAAGTCGGAGGCGTCATGGCCATCCGACAACCCGCACAACCTAGCGAGTCAAGGCTTTCCTGAGTATTTCCGCGACGGCCGCTGAGTGTGTGATGCCGGCGCGACCCGCCACGCGCGCCAGCGCGACGTACAGCTCGTCCTCAATCCAGGCGCTGACATGCCGGTTTTTCCGCTTGCCGACGGCGGCCCGCCGGAAGCCCATGGAGGAGACCACGCCGGGCTGTGCGGGTCGTGGCGGGCTCACGCGCTGGCGCCCCCGCGACGCGCCTGCGCGTCCGCGATGTCTTGCTGCAGCAGCATCACGTAGCCGGTGGGGTCGGCGGCCTCGATCTGCGCGCGGATCTTGCGCCCGGCCTCGCGCAGGCCCTCGAGCTTCAGCACGGTCAGCACGTCGGCGCCGGGCTCGTGCGTACCCTTCTCCATCTCGCAAATCTTGAACAGGATCACGCGCAGCACATCGCAGCCCTCGGGCGTGCGCAGCACTGCGCGCCATGCGGCGGCGGCTTTGCCGGTCTGCGGGGTCACCCCACCATGCTCGGGTGGAAGCGGTAGCCCCACGCGGCGATCTGGCAGACGAACGTGCCGGTCAGCGCCGACGTGAGCACCGATACCGCCAGGCCGGTGCTCGCGGCGGAGGAGTCGATGACGAAGCCGTCGGTTGCGTCCAGCGGCAGCGAGCTAACGTTCGTGCCGTGCGCGTCGTCGAGTCGCAGCGCCTGGAAGCTCGTGCTCATGTCGACATCGTCGATCTTGATGATCGCCGTGGCTGTCTCGCCGGCTGGCATGACTCCGGCGCGCGACAGCATTGTCCACTGGACGATGCGCGTCTTGAAGCCGGCACCAAAGATCCAGCTTGGTTGATTGGAGATGTCCGGCACGCCAAGCACAGTCGTCGTGGCCTGTGCGCACGATGCCGACCACACGCAGAGGAGTCCGAACGGCGGAATCACGCCACCCTTTGGCATCACGCACCTCCAGCGCTGGCGAGCATGCGACTGCCAGCTGTGTCTTGATTCATGTCCACGTTGGACAGCTTGCTCGCTGTGTCGGCCGCCTGCATCGCCTGCTGCACCGCCTGTTGCCTGGCGATCTCCTTGGCGCGCGCCTGGCGCAACGCGGCCGTCTCCTCCGGAGACCGGATGATCTTCGGCGGCACGCCCTGCAAGCGCCCGGCCGTCCGCGCGTACTCGTCCCAATCCACGTTATCCAGCACGCCCGGCACGGCGGGCGCCATCTCCAGCATCTGCGCGCCGAACCGGATCACCGGCGAGAGGCCGACCGACCGCTGCGCGGACGCCATCTTCGACAGCAGGCGGACGTGAATGCTCTTGCCCTGCAGGATCGGCGGTGGCGGCTTGACCAGTCCGCGCCGCCAGCGGATCCCGAAGTGTCGGCGCACATACGGGTCGTGGAAGTCGTCGCTGTAGCGCGTGACCACGCTGCCCATGAGCGAGTTGCGCTCGTCCTGCTTGGCGTAGACCGCGGCGGCCGTGTCCTTCTGCGCTCGCAGGTCATCGAGCATCGGCGAGACCACGTCGGCATAGAACGCCTCGCGGATCGATGCCGTGCAGTCCTTCATCGCGTCCAGGATGGCCACCAGCGCCTGGGCCTGGACCTCGAAGATCGGCTGCGTGCGTGCCGACGCGACCGTGCTCGCCGGCTCCTCGGTCACGCCGCCGGGCATCAGGTCGATGCCACCGTCGCGGATGCCTGGTGGTCCTGATACCGCTGGCCGGCTCATGTACGCGAGCAGCCGCAGGCGCTCCTCCGCGAGCTTCTGCAGCTCCAAGATGTCGTCCATGGCCGTGATGCCGGGGCAGTTGGTTCCGTACAGGTCGCCCGGCGCCACTTCCCAGCGCGGCACCATGATCGGGAACTCGTCGTACCCGCCCTCGCGGAGAACGCCGCCCTTCTGCTCCACATCGCTGACGCTGCGGCACCAGTAGCACTCAAGGAAGCGCTTCGACGCCAGCAGGTACTGTGGGTTCCAGTCCTCGTTGGGATACACGAGGTGGGCCACGTCCCAGAAGCTGTTGTATTGCTTCAGGTCGTAGTCGCGGCGAATCACGCGCGGCAGCTTCTCGTAGGTGAACTTCTCCACCATCTGCGCCGTGTTGAGCCGGAAGTCGCGCGAAACCTCGTTGACCTGGTCGTTCTCGGACACACCGATGGCGTAGCTGCCGATGGGCAGCGCCTTGCAGTGGATCACCGTCTCGAGCGACTCCTCCACGAACAGCGCGCCCGTGCCGAACTTGATGCCGTCGCCGACGGTGAGATCGGCTTCGGTGTAGAAGTTGCTGCGGTCGTCGTCCGAGAGCTGGGCGTCGCGCTCCTCGCGCAGCCAGATGGCCGCCTGCTTGTCGGCATCGATCTTCGGGTCGCCTGTCGTCAGCTCGTACCAGTCCGAGACAGGCGACAGCAGCTCGCTGGCCATGATCGCGCGCAGGCGCCGCTGCGCCTGGCCGGCGACGTTGCGGATGATCCTCGTTGAGCGCCGGTCGCCCCGATTGTTGTCCGTGAGGCTGAAGCGCACGCGGAATGGGTCGATGATGTCGCCGAGCGTGCGCCACGTCGACTCGTAGCTGCCACGGTCGTAGAGCCGTGCCGCGCGCCGCTCCTCGAGCCACTGGAACTTGCTCTTGCCGGAGAGCGCCTTAGCCACCGAGGCCGCCCGTGTACTTGTTCTTGCCCGGGATGGTGCCGAGCCCGCCCATGCCGGAGAGAATCAGGTCGTACAGTCCGTACTGCTGGAGCTGCAGCGCCTTGGCGTGCTCGGCGGCCGAGAGCGCCTTCTTGGCGTCGGCCTCTGGATCGAGGGCTGGCGGCTTGGGGAACTTCGGCTTGCTGGGGCCCTTGAACTTGCCGAGCAGCCCCTGCCCAAACCCAAGCGGGTCGAAGACCTTCGTGTAGAAGTGCGAGACCGAGTCGAAGTAGTCGCCGAATCCCACAGACAGAACTCCGCGCGCAGAGGATCGCTCGCGGCATGCCGGTACACCGCATGGAGCCGCGGATCAAGGCGCAGCCGGGTAGTCTTCTTCCGGTGACTCGTCGACCAGGCGCGGCTGGAACCCCTCCGGCGCGCGGTCCTCGGTTGGCGCCTCGGGCAGCTTGTCCTCGGGCGCCGGCGTCATCGCCTTCGCGGCGTCCGCGTCGGCCCGGCGCCGCGCGTTCCAGTGCAGCGCGAAGGCGTGCTGCTTCTGCTGGAACTCCTTCAGGAGCAGCACCATGGCCAGCTTGTCCTCCTCGATGGTCGTGAAGGGCGAGCCGTCCGCATGGTTCTTCTCCAAGTGCGCCCGGTACTGCAGCTCCATCTGGCTGTAGTCCGGCATGTTGACCACCACGGCGTCCTCGCCGGGCGCCTTCATGTAGGGCGTCGGGAACTGCGGCGAGAGCCGGTTCAGCACCTGCGACGCCAGCACGGTGAAGTCCACCGGCTGTATCTGCGGCACATCCTGGCCGTGCAGCGCCTGGCCGTTGGTGAGCTTGTCCGGCGCGCCGTTGCGCAGGTTGGCTATGCGGTTTCGGGCGTCGTTGGTCATGTCACCTCCCAGAGGCCCAGCCTTCACGGCCGAGCGGGTCGAACTCGGTCCGTGCTGCACTACGCAACACGGGACTCGCGATACCGCGTGCCACTCGGGCATCGCGCGACGACACCGGCACCATCCAGTGCTGCGCCAGCGAGTCCGCCCTGTTGGGCGAGCGCTTGAGCCGCGTCTTGGTGTCGCTCTTGTCCTCAAGATAGAACCTGTCGTTGCGCTCGTTGACCTCGCCCGTGACGGCTAGTAACTCCTCGCGCAGGATCGGGTCCTTCGGCAGCGCCACGTTGTCCCGGATCGCCTCGGCCATCTTCCACCAGCCCTCGGCCCGCAGGTTGCCGAAGCGCTGGTTTGCCGGCGCGCTGCTGTAGACGACCGGGATCACACGGTGCCCGCGCGCCTTCAGCGGCTCGATCCACGACCAGCCGTGCCCGCCGGTGCCATCCACGAGCATCGCGTCCACACCACCCCACGCGCTGGCTACTTCGGCCATCCATGAGGCTCCGCTCGATCCTGTCTGCCCACCGCGCTCCATGATCGGATGCACGAAGCAACCCTGTCGGCAGCAGACAGCGCTCGGGTCGATCTCGCGCCCCACGTCGGCGCTCACGACCTTGGCGGCCCAATCGAAGTCCGACTTCTGCGGCGACCGGTTCATCGCACGGTCCACGTCCTCCTCAGTGAGGAGCGCTGAGATGTCGCCATCCGGGAAGCGGCCGAGCACGTAGGCGCGGACCCACGCATCATCACGCCCGCGCGTGGCCGCTGCGATCTTCTGGCGGGCCCACTCCACGTCGACGCGCGGCGTGCGCTTGGGATCGTCCGGGTCGGCCGTGCACTCGTAGATCGTCCACTGAGCGCGCAGCTCACCCTGCGTAACCGCGAATAGCATGCCCTTGCGGGAGAGCGGGTTGCCGGCCTGCTGGATGCGCAGCACTCGCGCCGTGGATCCAGCTTGGTCAGCGACGTTGATGAGCTGCGGCGGCACCGCGCCCGACTCGTCGATCTGCTCCAACACGTACCACTCGTGCAGGCCGGAGAGCGTGCGGCCAAGGGTCTGCTCGTCGGCGTCCTTCGGATAGCCGGTAGCTTGCAGCCACCACGTTCCTGGATGGTCGCGCGCGTAGATGCGCTCGCTGTTGATCTCGAACAGCCTGCTCATCAGCGGCGAAGCGCTGATCCAGCGCCGGTACTCGGTCCACAGGTGGGACTCAAGGTTCTCGCGCGTGACGGCGAGGCATTTCCCGATGGGGTGGTGGTCCTTGTCGCCGCGCGTCGTGAGGAAGTTCAGGCCACACCAGACCATCGTTGCAGACTTGCCGTTGCCGGTCGGGCCTTGGAACGACTGGCGCACGATGGGAGCGTCCGATCCGAACTCCATGAGCGCGTCGGCCTGCTGCGGGTCAGGCTCGATCCCCGGCCAGACTTGGCGCACAAACTGCACGGGGTTGCGACGCCACGCGCGGATCGCTTCGGCGACGGGGGTGCCGGCGAACGGGTTGTCAGTCACCGAGGCCGACCCTCGCAGCGATCCACGCCCGGAGGCGGCGCCACCACGGCAGCGCGTCGGCGAGCGGCACCACGCGCACGCCCGGCGAGAGCGGCAGCATCATCTCGCTGCAGACGTGGGCCGCGGCGTACTCCTCAAGCGCACTGCGCACCCGCTGGGAGTAAGTCTCCCGGAACCGGCTGACGTCGGGCACCCTGTGAACCATGTCCACATCGACGATGGAGTCCGCCTCAAACCGGTGCCGGCCGCACGGCGCGACGACGCTCCAGGTGTCGACGAAGGCGCGGTACCGCCCGACGCCGCAGGGCCCGCGCAGCCACTGCTCGCCCATGTCGATGTGCGTGAGCTTCACGCCGGGCTGCCGTTGGCGTCGGTGGGGGACTGCGGGGATTCTGGCTCTGTGTGCAGTAGGCCGGCATCGCCCATCAGCGCCTGCTCGAATACGTCGCGCGGCATGCGGATGATGAACACGTCTCCGTCCTGCTTGATCGGGCACAGGAGGATCGCCGTAATACGCGCCCGCTCGCGAGCTAGCGCGTCCTTGAGCCGCTCGGGCGCGGCCGGGCGCGTGGCGGGCGTGAGCGGCGGCGGCGCCGGCAGCCGGATCGGCCCGTCGTGGTCGCTCATCACGTGGCCGCCAGCGCGCGGGACTCGGCGGCGCGCAACTCGGCCTCGGCGAGCCTGTCGATTGCCGCGTCGAAGCGCGCGCCAGCCTCGGCGCAGGCGAGCGCGAGCGGGTCGCATGGCGCGTCTGGCACCAATGACGCGCATGGGTAGAGCGCGATGCCGGCATCCACGAGCGACTGGATGAACAGCATGTGCTTTTCGATGGGACTCATGCCGTCACCGCTCCCCACGCGAGCCGCAGCGCCGCCACCAGCGCTGTGAGGCACGCGATGTTGCAGGCGACAGCAGCCGCGCTCGAAAGCTTGCCAGCCACGTGAGCGTCGCCCACGCGCATCATGAAGTGCCCCGCGCGGACGGCGCGAACGCGTGCACGAGATCATTCATCCTCGTGAATCCCCAAATGCCTTGCGCCTCCCTAGGAGGCCCGTGTTGCGCCCCAGGTCATGAATCGCCGGGACCGACTGCCGCTCGCCGATGGTCCACACGCGGCCGCAGCGCACGCACGTAACCGCCTGCAGGTGGCAGCCGCGCGCCCCCTTGAGGCAGCGCGGGCAGCTCTCGCGCAGCAGCACGGGGCTCGTGGCCTCGTCGCTCATGAGGGCGGCGGCTGCGGCGTCACGCCCAGCGCGGCCTCGACCAACTGCGCGAGCGTGCCGCCAGCTGGGATGTCCACGTCCACCCGCCGACGCACGCGGCGGCCAAGCAAGCCGAAGAACAGCTCCGGCTTGGCCTTCGCCGTCTTGACGAGGTAGGGCACGCCACCAAGCTCAACGAGAGCTGTGTCGATCATCTCGTCCAGCTCGATCGTGAAGCGGTTGCTCGTGCCGGGCTTGCGGCCACCCGTCTTGCCGCGGCCCTTGCGGAATCGCGTGTCCGTGACCTGCGCCTCCATACCCATTCTGTTTAGACGGCCTGCATGTCCCGTGTCCAGATTTAAACCTGAACAGTGTGGCGTCTGACGAAGATGACGAGATTGTCATTCGACATTTGGCGCCATGCGGAGTGCCCATGCAGCTACTCCCACGCTGGACGGGCGGAGCAGCGCCGGACTGAGTCCTGGCTGAAGCCGCTCCGCTCAAGTCTCCCTGCAAGCTCCGCCGAATACTGGCAAGGTGGCTTGCATCTTGCACGTCAGCGTGCTATGGTGCTCGTGTTCCACACGGAGACCGACGCCATGACCGCTTCGACTGAGGGGCCCGCCGATGTACGATCAAGCTGCGATGGCAACGCGCAAGCCGTTCAAGGACGATCTGCTCCCGGCGCTGGCTGCGCTGGAGGAAGCGACCGGGGATCGCTGGACAGATCTGCGGCTGGCGAACCTGCTGGGAGTGACGCCCAGCACGGTCCTGCGCTGGCGACTCGGGAAGAACGAGCCGGACACGTTCCGGGCCGTGGCGATGCTGGCGAAGCTGCGCAAGGCCGCCCGGAAGCGCCCGCCAGCCTAGCGCCGCTGCCGGCCCTCGCGCCGATCACGCGCCACGTCGCGAAGCTGTGCCCTGACGGCTTCGACCCGCGCTGCGAGCACTGCGAGGACGGCAAGGTCTACGGCGGGGACCCGGCCGACACCGGCGGCGACTGCATCGAGTGCGACGGCACGGGCTGGCTCGCCTGCTGCTACTGCGGCGAGGCCGTCGGCTGGGACGGTCGGCTGACCCACGACGGGCCTGAGTGCGCGGCGTGCGTGGCGGCGGAGGGGGACGCGCCATGAGCCTTGCGCAGCCTGCCGCCATCTGCTCTACTTCCGACGTCACTGACCGTTGCGCCGAACCTCCCGGGCTTGCTGGCGAGCAAGCCGGGAGAACTTTGAACGAATCACCTGCGGCTCCTGCCGCCGATGCCCAGCGCGTGCCCGCGGCGCGCTGCGGCCCAGTCCCCCTTGTGGGGCTGCACGGCGTCACAGCGCTGTGCGCTGGCGATGAGGTCATCGCCTTCGTGGGGATGCTGCGCTTCGGGATGCTGGGCGACGCCCAGCGCATGGCGGACGCGGGCGCGCAGTGGCCCTGCATCCGCTCCATCGTGGCCGAGGGGGTCCACTTCCTGCGCGTGGAGCTTGCGGGCTCGCCGCATGCCTTCCTGCTGGCCACCAACGCCTACGCGCTGATCGTGGAGCGCGACAGCGCGGGGATCGTGCGGGAGGACGAGCCGTGAAGCTCACCAACAAGATGGGCCTCCCGGAAGCGCTCGTGGCCGCCGTGGCCAATGACGACTACGACCGCGGCGAGTGCGACTACAGCGTCACCGAGCTGCTGTCGCCCCCGCGGATCTCCGCGCTGCGCCGGCTGCACGAGCACGAGCTGACCGAGGACGCCTCCTCGCGCATCTGGAGCCTCCTGGGCCAGTGCGCCCACGCGATCCTGGAGCGCGCTGGGGGGGCCTCGCTCTCCGAGTGGCGTGGCCATGTGACCATCGCGGGCAAGCGCGTCTCGGGGCAACTGGACACGCTCAACGTGCTCTCGGGCACGCTGTCCGACTGGAAGGTCACGACGGCGTGGACCGTGAAGGGCGGCGCGTTGCGCGACGAGTGGCCGCCGCAGTTAAACGCCTACGCGATGATCGCGCGGTCCGCTGGACACGACATCAAGCGGCTAGAGATCGTGGCCATCCTGCGCGACTGGAGCAAGCTGGAGGCCCGCCGCTCCGCCGACTATCCGCAGCAGCAGGTGGCCGTGATCCCCGTGCCGGTCTGGCCCGAAGCCGAGGTACGCCGACTCTTCGATGAGCGCATCCGCCTGCACGAATCCGCCCGCGCTGGCGAGCTGCCCATCTGCACGCCCGAGGAACGCTGGCAGCGACCGACGGTCTACGCCGTGATGAAGGACGGGCGCAAGTCCGCCCTGCGCCTGCTCGACAGCCACGAGGAAGCCGAAGGCTGGATCAAGGCCAACGAGAAGGGCGGGGAGAAAATCGTGGAGCGCCCCGGCGAGAACGTTCGCTGCGCCAACTACTGCCCTGTCTCGGCTTTCTGCTCGTGGTGGGCGGCCCATGCGCCAGCACCCGAAGAGCGGCCCGCCATGCTCGCATCGCTTCCATTCTAAGGAGTTTCCAATGCCCATCATGATTTCCGACACCACCCCCGAGAGCAATCCGGCGCCCGCCGGGCTGCACCAAGCCGTCTGTGCCTTCGTCGAGGACATCGGGGATGAGGACTTCAAGAACGATGGCAAGTGGAAGCGCAAGGTCGTCATCTGCTGGGAGCTGGGCGAGCTGATGGACGACGGGCGCCCGTGGATGATCTCCCAGCGCTACACGGCCAGCCTCAACGAGAAGGCGACGCTGCGCCACCACCTCGAAAGCTGGCGCGGCCGACCGTTCACGGAGAACGAGCTGGAAGCCTTCGACCTGGAGACGATCCGCGGCGTCGGCTGCCAGCTCCAGATCATCCACAAGGTGAAGGAAAGCGGCGGAAAGAAGGCCACCATTCTTGCCATTGTGCCGCTCCCGAAGGGCGTAGCGGCGCTGCCCATCCACAACATCGACCCGCCCAAGTGGATCGCTGATTCGCGCGACAAGAACAAGGCCGCGATGACTGAGCGCGATGCGGCACGGATGGAGGCTGCTGCTGTGGCCGGCGGCAACGCTGGCGACGCAAGCGAAGTGGACATCCCCTTCTAATGACCCCGCAACACGACGCCCCGCACGCCATGGCCCTGCTGCTCCACGAAGAGCAGTTCGCGGCGGTGGCTGCTGCCCTGCTGGAGCAGGAGCACCCGCTGTGCGTGGCCCGCGACGGCATGCGCGTGCTGCGCGCGGCGATGAATGGGAGCGCGCTGCTGGGATCGCTCAACTAGGCCGGATCAACGAGGACAACGCCCTGGGAGGGGCGGGCTGGAGGTGGTGGTGCCGTACCTGTCGTGGACGTTCGACTGTGGGCGGGGCTGCGCGTGCGTGCGCAGCTCCGCCACCTTCATTTCCTGGCCGCCTACGCGCGGCTCACCGAGGAGCACATGAGCAAGTCCGAACCCAAGCCGACGACAACGTGGGAGATCATCACGCCGGATATCGCGAGCACACTGCTGGAGTCGATGGCTGGCAACCGCCCGGTGGCTCAGCGGCGCGTCGAGCGGATGGCCGCCGACATCAAGGCCGGGAAGTGGGCCGAGAACGGCGAGTCCATCATCATCGACGACGACGGCCGCCTCCTCGATGGCCAGCATCGCTGCTGGGCCGTGGTTGAAGCGAGCAAGGCGATTCGCACCGTCGTTGTGCGCGGCGTGCACCCAGCGATGTTCGTGTCCATCGATCAGGGCCGCTACCGCACGGACGCCGACATCCTGTCCATCGCGGACGGCAGCACCAAGACGCCGAAGCTGCTTGCCGCTGCCCTGCGGCTCCTCATGTGGTGGGAGGGTGGCTACAGCCACGCGGCCTTCCGCGCCCTGGACGGCGACAAGGGCCGGCTGCTGGCGATCCACGGGCGCCACCCTCGGATGATCGAGTCCATGGAGTTCTGCGGGGGAGCGCGATTCCGGCAGCTCCTGCGGCCCAGCGTCGCGGCCTTCGCGCACTACGTCGGCCGCAAGTTTGGCTCCGAGTGCGATCCCGATGAGTTCTGGATGTCCGTCTCAACGGGGGCGGGCCTGGACCGCGGCGACCCAGCGCTGGCGCTGCGCGAGTACCTGCGCCGCCGACACGGTGACGTGAACGCCGCGAACCGGATCGGCGGGGCGCGGTTCACCTCGTACCTGGAGGCCGAGGTCTGTCTGCGCGCCTGGAACGCCCACTGCGAGGGCGCGTCGCTGGCGCACGTGCAGGTGGGCGAGCAGATCCCCGAGCCCTACGGGTCGCCGAAGTACGACCGGCGCACCCACATGTCGGGCAAGAAGCTGACCGAGACGCGGCGCGCGGCGAGCGGGAGCGCGACACGGTGACGCTGCTTTATGCGTCCATCCTGGGCGAGCCGGTCGGCAAGGGGCGCCCGCGCGTCACCACCATCGGCGGCTTCGCGCGGGCCTACACGCCCGCGAAGACGGCGACGTGGGAGGCGAACGCCGCCGCCGTGCTCTCCGAGGCGTGGGGCGTCCGGGGGCCGCTCGACAGCACGCCCGTCCGCCTGAGGGTGCGGGCCATCGCCGGGCGCCCAAAGCGCCTGCTGCGCCGCAAGGACCCGGACGCCCGGCTGTGGCGCACGACCAAGCCCGACGGGGACAACGTGCTCAAGGCCGTCGGGGACGCCCTTGTGGCCGCTGGCGTGCTGCGCGACGACGTGCTGATCGTCCGGCAGGAGGTGGAGTCGCTGTACGCGCGCCGCGACGAGGGCCCGTCCGTGCAGGTCTGGCTCGAGCAGGCCGCGGCCGAGCCAACCCCATGAGCAACAAGCCCCCCGCCGACAACGCCACGCGGCCCTGCACGCGCTGCGGCAGGCCGCGCAGCACCACCCGCCGCCGCTGCCTCTGCCTGCCGTGCTGGAACAAGTACCTGACCGAGCGCAAGGCCGCCCGGAAGGAGCGCCGTCGGTCGCACGCCTTGGCCGTGAGCCGGCGGCCGGCCCAGCGCGTGCCGCGAGACCTGAAGGTGGGCAGCACGGCGGGCGTTGACGCGCCCGGATTGGGGACCGCCGATGGCTGGTGACTGGATGCCCGCGCGCCTCGATCTGCACGAGGACCCCGCCGTCGTGTCGATGGCGCTGGCCCTGGCGCAGACCGAGAACGAGATCGCGGGTGGACTCATGCGTGTGTGGGCGTGGTTCTCCCGCCAGTCACGTAACGGTCACGCTGCCGTCACGCCCGCGTACCTCGACGGTCTCGCGCGCGTCACAGGACTGTGCGTTGCGATGTCGCGCGTCGGGTGGCTAGACATCGACAGCGAGGGCGGTTGCGCCATCCCGAAGTGGGATCGGTGGTTCTCGCAGGCGGCCAAGAAACGCCTGAATGCTGCCCGCAGACAGAAGGCGAAGCGCGAGCGCGAGCGCAATTCCGGACGTCACGCTGCCGTCACGCCGCCGTCACGCACGAGCGTGACCAGAGAAGAGAAGAGAAGAGAAGAGAAGAAACGGAAGGACAAAGACGTTCCGCCGCCTGCGGCGTCGGGCCCGCCTGAGCCACCCGCGGCGAAGCCTCCACGGAAGCCGTCCGGGCCGGTCCAGGAGCTGCTCTCGTGGTTCCGTGACGAGTACCTCGCGACGCAGGGCACCCCCTACGGCATCACGGCCCGCGACGGCGTCGCAGCGACGCGGCTGCTGAAGCTGATCGACCCGGAGACGGCGCGCTCGAGGGCGACACGCTGGCTGACGTCGGTGGACCCGTGGATCTCGAGCACGGACCGTGGCTTCTGCCTGTTCGCTTCCAAGGCCAACTTGCCCGAGCTGCGCGGGATCGCGCCGGCCGTAGTGGGCGGGCGTGGCCGCGACCCGCTGGCTGGGGTCAAAGAACTTGCCCGCCGCCTAGACCAGGAGCCATCGTGAACGACCGCGACGAGACCGTGCTGACCGTGATCGCCACGGTGGCCACGGCCTACCCGCACGCCAACTTCACGGCTGACACGGCTGCCGTCTGGCGCGAACTGCTGGCCGACATCGACGTGCCGACGCTGAAGATGGCCGTCACGAAGTTGCTGGCGACGCACAAGTTCTGCCCGTCCATCGCCGAAGTCCGCGCTGCCGCGCTGTCCACCAAGCGCACCATCGGCGAAGAGTCGCCCGAGGCCGCGTGGGGCGTCGTGCTGGACGCGATCCGGAGATTCGGCTGGGCACGCCAGCCGTCCTTCACCGACCCCGTGATCGAGCGTGCGCTGCAGTGCACGATCGGCTGGTATGACTTGTGCACGTCGGAGCTGTCGGACGGGCCGAGCCACCGCGCGCGCTTCATCGCGGCCTACGAGAGCCTGCAGGCCAAGGTCCGCGAGGGGCTGCTGCTGCCGCAGTCGCTGCGCGACCAGCTCGAGGCGAGCCGCAAGGACCACGTCGCCGGCGTGCTGGAGGACCAGTACCCGGGGCGCGAGAGCGTCAGCGACCAGGCACGCCACGCGCGTGCGCTCGTCTCTGGCTTGGGCGACGGCCCGAGGCAGGCGCCATGACGCCCCGACTTGAATCCGTCCTCGCGATGGCTACTCTCCGGTCCATCGGGCGACAGGCGCCTGGGAGCTGGGCTGGGAGGCCCGGTGGACGCCTGCCGCGGCGGCTGCGCGAAAAGCGCAGATTTTTTCGGGAGGTCGCGATGGCCGGGATGAGCCGCCAGCCGCTCGCGCTTCACGTTCTTCGCCCCGAACGACGCGAAGCTCGCGCTTCACCGCCCTGGGCCTCGCTCCTGGGTCGTGCTTCAAACGACGCGGGGCCGAACCCTAACAGGATTCCGGCGGTTGGCCAACCAGCGGCCGGGGAGGCTGGGGGCGTCGGACGTGCAGACGGACGGCGCTCAATCCCTAGCCGTCACGGCCGAGTCGGGGCAGCCTCGGCTGCTCCCCGTGCCCACCACGACCGAAGAGACCTTCCACCCCATCGTGTCCACGTGGCTTTCCCGGATGGAAGCCCGCGCGACGCCGCAGACCCTGCGCGCGTACCGGTCGGACATGCGGCTGCTGTTCCGGTTCCTGGCCGAGCGCTACAGGCTGGACGACCCGCGGGCGATCACGCCGGCGATGCTCGAGACGTACTTCCGGGAGCTGGCGCCGCGGCTCTCGGCCTTCGCGCGGCTGCGGCAGCTGACGAGCGCGCGGTCCTTGGCTCGCTGGCTGCGGAAGTCCGGCTACGTGCTGGCCGACTTCACCGAGGAGCTGGTCCGGCCGAGGCTCCCGAGGCTGCTGCCGCGGTTCCTGACGGTCGAGGACGTCACGCGATTGCTCGCGGCGCCCGCCAGTGCCTCGGACGACGACGTGCGCCTACGCGCGATCCTGCACGTGTTCTACGGGACCGGGATCAGGCTCACCGAGCTGACCGAGTTGCGGGTCGAGGCCATCGACATGCACCACGGGGTGCTGCGGGTCATGGGCAAGGGGCGCCGGGAGCGCTACTGCCTGTTCGGGCCGCGCACGCGGCGGGCGCTGACGGCCTGGCTGCTGCTGCGCGAGCGGGTGCTGGCGCGGCCGGAGTGGGCGCGGCGGGCGGACGGCTTCGTGTTCGTGAACTTCAAGAATGGCGGGCCGCTGCGCCCGTGCGCGGTGCAGCGCTTCGTGCGGCGGGCCGGCGAGCGCGCCGGGATCGCGCGCAAGGTCCACCCGCACATCCTGCGACACAGCTTCGCGACGCATCTGCTCGCGGGCGGCGCGGACATCCGACACATCCAGGTGCTGCTCGGGCACGAGTGTCTTTCGACGACGGCGATCTACACGCACGTCCCGCTGCCGCACCTGAGCGACGTCTACCGCAGGGCGCTTCCGCTGGGCTGACGCCCGCTGATCTCTCATTCGTGGTCCACGGGCCGCGCCTCGGCGCAGCGGTTCCCCTCCGCCGTCTCCCCGGCGCTTTCCCGGTCGCTGCGCTTCGGGGGCGCCCGCGGCCCGTGGCCACATTTTCCCCCAAGGAGGCTCTCGTGAAGACCCGTGACACGACCATCGGCATCGTTGGCGAGGCGGCGCTGATGCTGTTCGCGCTGTACGCGCTCTGGCTGGCGATGAGCCTGTTGCCGGCGGCGCAGCCGTGACGGTGGCGTACCTCGCGCTGCTGGCCGCCTGCGCCCTCGTGGCGCTCTACAGCTTCGTGCGCCGACGCCGCGCGCACATCGGGCCCCATCCGATTGACTTTCTCTCGGCCACTGAGCGCGACCTCCGCGCATTGGCCGACCGCCGATCCGAGGTCAGACACCAAGCCGAACCGGGGGAGCGGCGCACCGCGCAGTGACACGGCGCGCGGCTGGGTCGCCACCTTGCCGCGCGCCATTCAACACAACACGGAGAACGAGAGTGGTTTCCAAGAAGAAGGCCGACGAAGCGCCCGAGACCGTGAGCCTCGGGCTCGCGACGCGCACCCTGCCCGTCAAGCTGACGGGCGACGAGTTGCTGGAGAAGGGCGCGCGCCTCGCGCAGATCGAGGACGACGTCACGAGCGAGAAGGCGCGGCAGCTCGACCACAAGGAGACGATGAAGGCGCGGCTCGCCGCGCTGGAGGCCGAGCGGTCGGCCGTGGCGTCGTCGCTACGGCGCGGTATTGAGTACCGCGACGTCAAGGTGGACCAGCTCGCGGACTACGAGCTGGGCAAGGTGCGCGAGGTGCGCACCGACACCGGCGAGGTCAGCTTCACGAGGCTGCTCACCGACGAGGAGCGGCAGCGCAAGTTGTTCGCGGACTCGCAGGCGCACGAGGCGCCCGCATGAAGCCGAGAGCGAAGGGCAAGCGGAAGCGCGTCGTCGCGCGCGTCGATGGCGTCGCCATCACGCAGAAACAGGCTGACGCGCTGGAGGGCTTCTTCTTCGATCAGCGGCGCGAGGTCGCGGCCGTCGCAGAGCGCTGCTCCCGCGCCGAGACGCAACTGAAGGGCGACGAAGCGCGCATCGCAACTCTGAGCGACCGCCTCGCCGCGCTCGAGCGCCCGCCGCGGTGGTGCCGGCTGCTGCTGCGATGGCCGTGAACATCCTTCCCCTTGCCCATCAGGAGCAGGCGCCTCACAACCTCCGGGCGCCCGCCGCGCTGCCGCATGCCGAGGACTTGGGATCGCTGAGCGACGCGGAGACAGTCGGGGCCGGCGTCCAACATGCGCCGGCAGCCCGTACCGCCTGCGCACGCGGCCGCAGCGCGCGCGGCCAGTCGCGGGCGCGGCGCGAGGCCCTGGTGGGCGAGGGGACTTTGAGGGCGGTGATGCAGTGAGCCCTTCGTTCGACAACTCCGCCGATCTGAGCATTGGCCGCAACGGCAAGAACTTCTGGTCGTTCGTTGACAGGCGCGGTGGCCCCGACACGTGCTGGCCGTGGACTGGCTATCGCGATGCTCGCGGTTATGGTCGCGCGCGTCGCGGCGAAGACAAGCGCACCGCACAGCGGTGGGCGTACATCTTCACAACGGGCGCGCAACTGCGCAGAGACGAGTTCGTCTGTCACCACTGCGACAACCCGCCGTGCTGCAACCCGGCACACCTCTACGTCGGCAGCCACGACGACAATATGCGCGACAGAAACGAGCGAGAGCGAACGTGCTTCGGCACGCGCAATGGTCGCGCGCGACTCAATGACGTCGCTGTCCGCGTCATCCGCTTCATGGCGAAGCGCGGCCTAGCAACACCCGAGCAACTGGCGGAGGCTCACGGCGTTAGCCGTGCGGCGATTCGCTTCGTTGTGTCCCGCAATACCTGGAGACACGTCGCATGAGCAATCAAGCCGCCAACTTCATCGCCGCCTACCTCGGGGACACGGCCAACGTGCCACCGTCCGAGGCAGCACGCAAGCGCATGCGTGACGTGCTGCTGACGCACCCGCTGGACAACCCGCAGGACGCGGGCGCGCAGGCCAGCCACCGCAACTTCGCGGGCACGCTGCCGCACGCCTATTGCCTGCACCACAAGGCGTTCACGGCGCACGAGATCGAACCCATGTACCGCGCGTGGGTCGAGTTCGAGCGCGACCACCGCGGCCTCGGTGGCGACGTGCCGTATCCGCCGAAGATGACCGACGTCTACAAGTCCACCCACTTCACGAACATCCAGCACCTCGTGATCGCGGCCACATCAGAGAGCCCGGAGACGCGCAAGCTGGCGCTCAAGCAAGCCGTGCAACTCCGCGGGCTGATCCTGAAAGACGGCGTTGTCACGGAGCCCGATTGGATGGGGCCGTCACGCGGCATCGGATGGTCGGCGCAGGGCTGCTTCGATGACGTGCTGGCTACCGCCGAGCCGGAAGTCCTCGGCGGCGTGCTGAAGCTGCTGGGCAGGCTCACGATGGGCGAGGAAGGCGGCGTGCCGTTCATCTGGCGCAACAAGAATGCGCTGGGCCAAGTCGGGCATCTGTACGAGTGCTCGCCGTGGATGGATTCGACGGCCATCAAGGCGCTCGCGCTCACGGTCAGCGAATACACCAACGACCCGGCGCTCGTGTCCTTGCTGATCCACTCCCTGCGCTGCCTGCAATACGCGCAGCGCGAGGACGGCACGTTCCACGACGACTACCAGCCGGGCCAGCCGGGCGTGTTCAACGAGTCGCCGGGCGAGAGCACCGAGACCTGGATCTGGCCGGCGCTGATCGCGGCCAAGGAAGCGCTGGACGATGCGTGGCCGGTGTGGGCGCAAGTGATGCTCGATCGGTGCAAGCTGCGGTTCATGGCGCTCAACCGCTTCCTGCCGAAGGACAGCGGCTTCGTTGACGCCAAAACCATGGGGCTGGCGATCTACTGCGCGCCGACGTGGGGGTGGCGCGCGTGAACAACATCTTCCCCGCGGCCCCGCGCCGCACGGAGACCTGACATGACCGCACCGATCCACATCGCCCGCACCTACAACGAGATCTTCGCGCAGGACGTGGACCGCGCGCTCGGCTTCGTCGGTACCGTGCAGACGGTCATCTACGCCATCGGCGCCGGGACCATCGACGGCGACATCAAGCACGCGCAGGTGACGCTTGATCTCGCGCGCCAGCGCGGACAGTTCCTTGAGGCGTGGTTCTACCCCGGGGCGGGCGCCATCACCTCGGGCAAGATCAAGGTCACCGACCCCGCGCTGGTGGCTGACGCGAAGAAGGCTGCCGACCAGTTGCGCGCTCACATCGCCAATGGTGGCCTCGGCGGCGGGGCCTCGATCCTGTCGGAGTGCGGCGACGACTGGAAGATCACGCCGGCGACGTTCATCGCGGCCTACGAAGCCGTGGCGGCTGTGGTGCCGAAGGAGTTCGTGCGCGTGTGGGCGCTGACTCCGATGAAGGGCCTGTCGAACGCGATGGCCTACCGCCCGCCGTCGGCGCAGCTCTTCGCGCTGCACCCCTACGGCCTCAAGTCCGTGGACTTCACCACGCTGGCGGACGGCACGCTGAAGGCCAACACGACGCCCGCAGCGCGCGCACTGGCGCTCCTGGAGGCAGCCTCGGTGGCGGGGCTGCCGTTGCTGGGCTTCGACGAGGCGGGCGTGATCGATGTGGTGGACATCGCCGATAGCGGGAAGACCGCCTGGCTCAACTATTACAAGCCGTGCTTCGATCTGCTCACGCGCTACGGCGGCCGGATGATGTTCATGGCGAGCGAAGAC